TGGGGGGTTAGCGGATGGGGTATTAGAAGTAACATCTGCATTGGCAGCAGCCGGATTAGTATCAGTTTCTGTAACTCCAGTAATCGCATCGCTAGTCGATACGATAGGGGAAGCTTGGTTCTTGGTTTTCTTCTCAGACTCAGCTTCGTTGATTACTTTCTGTTGAGTTTCTGGTGTGGCATTATCTTCAACGTCCTGTTCTAATTGCTTCGCTTCTTCTGTGACATCTTCTTTTGTAACCTCTTTTTCATTTTCGGGTTCTTTAGCAGCTTCCTCTGCAGCAGCTTCCTCTGCAGCAGCTTCCTCTTTAGTGTATTCAGCCTTAACTCGTTTTATAAACTCTGCATTACTTTGAGGAGCTGTTTTTTCTAGATTTTCAAACGCCTTTAATTTGTCATTAGCCCCCAGCAATCTTCTGAACTCAGCGTCAACCTTTTGATCGATCTCCACCATCTTGTCGGAATCCATCGATCTTGTCGGTGCTAATTCTTTTAAGCCCCCACCAATGGCGGGGGATGCAGCACCCATAAAGCCTCCCACTGCAGCACCCATCAAAGCGGAACTAAGTGCATCCGCAAAAGATGTTTCTTTCTGCGTCCAAGCGTCTTGGATAATTGTGTTCGCGAACTCATCGATGAATTCTTCTGCTGCTTCACCCACACCCCCCCTAATTACACGACCCCCTAATCCTAACCCAGCCTCCTTCAACGTGCTAGAAACAGCCTTCTCCATGTATTCCAGAAATGCTTTATCTGAGGAGACACGCGCCACCATCCGGTCCGTGCTTTTCTTAAGTGCTCGGAAACTTACTCCTTGAAGAACCGCACTCTCAAGACCACCATATTTTCCGCCTCCTAGTTTCCCTGCGATGGCAGTTATAAGCCCCGTGGTTGTTCCGGCGGCGATCATGGATTCAAACCCAGCTTTGTGCGCGACTTCCTTTACTCTTTGTTCGCTCCACCCATCCACCCACTCCCCATTAACTGTATACCTCTGAGTGTAGTCGTCGTAGACAGTCCTATGGACCGCCCCATAAGTCATACTCCCTGAGCGCAAAGCAGCAGGAGCAAACTGAGAGGCGTTGAGGGACAAACTTTTGGCTACCTTACCATTGTAGTTTTTAACTACTGAAATCATTTGCTGGTTGGACAAACCTTTTAATGTCCCTGCTGTTTGCAATCTTCGGACAGCAGCTCCCGTGCTTTCTTTAATGAGTCGCCCCGTAGCATCATTTCTGAGTTGCTGTTTTAGAGCAGTATTAAAAGTATTTTTAAGCGCGGCTCTAGCCATAGCCGTCGCCCCCTGCTTTACAGCGAAGTATCCCCCAGCAGCAGCAACACTTGTTCCCAGTGTCGGAGCGGAAAGTAGTGCTGCACCGAAACCAATAACAGCATCCACAGCCATAGGAGCTATTTGCTCTGCTCCCGTTTGCATCACCCCCGCATCTTGACCGAAGATCGTTCTCATCTGATTTAGGTGAGCTTGATCTTTAGCGTTCTCAAGTAGTCCCTCTGTCCCATACTCTGCCCCGAACAACGCACCCGCCCCGTAATACAAAGTCGAAAAACCTTGGACGACACTCAGGCCAACCCCCTCCAAACCCAAGTTGGGGTCTTCGTCTGCTACAAATTTCTCAACTATCTCTGCTTGAGTTAGCCCCGCTTGTGCGCCCGAAATCTCTGCTAATTGAAACGCATTTACGTAATCATTGTCCGCTCTAAAAAGGTCACTGCGACTAGCTGCTAAAAGTTCATTGCTGGCTAGTCTCTTCCCATCCTCCATTTTGATTTCTTCCGCAGTAAAACCAGCTTGCGATAAAGTTTTCCTAAACTTCTCTGGTGTTAATGCTAAAGCTGGTTGAATAAAATTACCCCGATACTTCCGGCGGACAACATTTTCCGTTAGTTCGTCATCATCTTCGGCATAATTGAGCGTCGGCTCCTGAGTGTCAGATCCATTCCCAGCTATCTCTACGACCATGTCGTCAACAACATCTTCTAGAATCTGCCCACTAAGTCCGGTCTTCTCCGCAAGATCTGCAATAAGATCACGATGAGTTTGATCGTAATCATCTTCATACTCTTCTCGTAGTCCCTCAAACCTTTGGTAGTCTTCAGAGAATTTCTTTTCTTCGTCGTCACCTGTAGCCCAGTTCCAACTCTCCCTAATGTTTGAGGCAATTGAAACGAATACTTCCCCAGTAGAATCGACCCCCTTGTCCATCCAACCCCAAGACTTCGCTTTCCCTAAAGACGTAGCCAATGCATCGAATCGAGCCACAGTTTTTTCGTCTTTGAGAGGATCTTGTGGATCTAAAAAAGCTTCGACTTTGTCCTGCGCTCGTTCCCGTTGATCGACTTCGTATAACATCAAGTCGTTCTTATCCTTTTGAACTTCTCGTTGATCCCTAAACGAAAAGACATCTCTGGGAACCACACCAAATGGCCCCATTTGTTGTAAGATTTCCGCCTCAGATGAGTTATCATCCATCTTCCCCCCGAGAAAAACACGCCTACCGCTCTTGTTGTAGTAAACCCCAGCCGACAACGTCCCATTTTCATATAGCTCCGTCACATAGTTCTGTCTTTTTTGCCGTGCTATCTCATGCACTTCATTAACGTCTATATCTTCCGGTAGCTCTTGCCCCGTTTCTAAAGCTTTTGCGTAGCGCAAAATCTTCTCTTGTTCCCCCTCCTCGAAATCCATCTCAGCAGATCCAACACCCATATTGTCCTTAACAAACAGGACATCTTTTTGATTAGATGGGAGAACATTGGAAAATTCTAGGATAGCTTCTTGAACTTGTTGCTGATTTGATTGCGTCAATAGCCCCTTCTCAATTAAAGAAGTCTCAAACCTTTCTTGAAGATCTGTTTCAAAATCTTCATTATACTTACCCGCCCGAATAGTCTCAAGGCGCAGGTTATCTAGGTGTTTAGTTCTACCCTCCAGTTCGTTTTCAAAAGGGTTTTCTGTAGCCCACACGCTATATGGCGTGGGGCTAAACGGTGTTGTTGTGTTTGGTTTGCTTGGGTCCGACATAGCAGAAGCAGTGTGTTATTTTTTAGTCAAAGGCATCCACGGTCACGGATTTGGTTTCTTCTTCCTTATTAGGAGGAGGAGTAGTAGTAGGCTTACGCCTACCGATAGGTGATTTTTCTAGAAATTTATTACGCTTTCTTCCTCTTTCAACAAGGCCAGAACGGATACGACTACGAAGTGTTTTCAACTCCGTTTGTAGCGCTGATGCGTTCGTTCCTTTAAGAACGGTTCCGTCCGGCATTCCCAAACCTGTAAATTCCCCGAAGAATTCTTGATCGGTCCCATCAGTTGCCTCCTTTAGTTTTCTAGCAGCCGCTACTTCACGAATAGTTTCGTCAACTTGATCAATAGTATATTCATCAATACGGTTCTTGTTATTAAAGACCTCGTCATCAACAGCTTGCTGTTCTTTGTAATCTTTATCCTTTTTTAGCTCGACGTTTTTAGTCACGGCAAAACCAGCATTCCTGAGATTAGCTGCTTCCCTTGCTGTGATTTTTTCACCCCCAGCAGAATTTTTGTTGAGGTAAGATTCTCTGAGAGATTCAACCTGATCTTTATGGTCATATCGGTAAACAGTATTAACATCGAACCCTGTCGTATCGTCAGCCACCCTCTTCTCGGCTTTTCTCCGCATCTTCCTAGATAGTTTCTCATTCCGCTGTTGCATCTGAGACCCGAGGAATTTGTTTGCTGCAAGTAAAGATTGTTGAGCAACCCTACTGTTCGCAAATGTTTCAGAATTTTGGAGTTGGAGAAGACTTATTTTTTCTTGCCTCTCAAAGGGACTAAGATTTTCGTCTTCCACAGTGCTTTGGATTTGCCCCAATAGCTCATCGGCTCTTAGGTCAGCATCTCTCTCGTCACGGAAAGATTTTTTTCTTTGTTTGAATTCAAACACGCTCGTCTCGTAGGCGAGATCGGCGGCTTTTTCCCTCTGTAGATGCCCATTCAACTTAACCATCAAGTCAAGCTGTGGCAGGATCTGCTGATCAGCTTTCGCATTAGCGAAGGCGGATTCAGTTCCAGTTCCAGAAAAGCCATAGTTGTTCCTTTCGGGAGCAATGTCCCTTTCAAAATTAAAAAGAGAATCAGGCATTATGAGTAGTAGCTACGAGTACGCTTACGGTTTTCTAAGTTTGTTTTCTTTAACAATTGTTCCTGTAAGTCAAGATTCACATCCCTTATTCGACTAGCTCTATCTGAATCCCGTTGCATTTTAAGCCGCAAAGCAGGGGTCATAATAGACGGAGCCGACGCTTCTGGAGAACGAGCATAGTCCAACGCGACGGCTTCTGCTGCTCTACCAAACCCATCTTTGCGTAATCGTTTAGCTAGTCTCAATTTCCCTTTCCTTTGGTAGACGTTACTACGCTGCCCAAACCCCGACGACAGTGTCCTGTTAGGGCTATTAGCCCGAGCAAAGAAGGCATCATAATCTTCTTTCTTTTCCAATTCTTGGGAATCTCTCCTAGCTTCCATTGTTTTTACTCGACCACCAACAAACTTTTTTCTCTCTTCGAGGATCTCCCGATCCATTGCTGCTGGGTCAATAGCATATTTGCCATCAGGATCGGTCCCTTGGTCCCTAATAGAAGACAATCGTTCTTCTCTAGTGTCAGGATCTTCCGAGTCAAAAGCTTCCGTTATATTCTTTCTCAGGGCGATCCGGTTCGACAACCCCAATTCGTCCCGCTCGCCCTGCTCGCCCTGCTCGCCCTGCTCCCCCGCATCGCCAATCTTCTTATCCTTTTTCTTCTTGGGATTTTGTTTATCAAAAGCGGCAAGTAATCTTTTGCCGCCTTTTAAAAGGCCTTGTAGGAATTTCGACATAATTTAAATTTAAGGTATTTTTAAGGAAAAGTCAATCGATGAGGGTGGTCTCTGCGTTTTGTAAAGCACTAGTCAGATTTTTTATGGTCGTCCTCCGGTAAGGCATGGCTGGATTTTCTGTATCGGGGGGGTCAACCGCCACTAAACCAAGCCGTTGCCTAGCACAATCCAACGCCAGAAATGCAGCATCGGCAAGATCGGGGCTTCTACCGAAGCGAGCTTTAAACTCTGGCTTCGATTCTATTTTCATTCGTAGGCTCCCCCCTTTAACTATGTCGTAGTTTCTAGCGGTCATTTCTTGTGCGAGTTCGGGGTCAATCCCAAAGATTTGTTTGGTCCGCATCAATTCTTTCCCCACAAACCACAACTCCGATACACGATTTACGTATAACTCCGTCCCGATTTTAGAGCTGTTTGCGCTAACTCGTTTATCACTAGCCCTCCCGCCAAAAGAAATTCTCATAAATTTGTTCGACCACTCCCCAGCCAGAACATCACAGAATGGAGCACCCGCTCCCGTGGCATCAACGCTGAGATTCTCGGGCGGCACGTTGTTCTTAATACATTCTTTTTTTACCTGTTCAACAATTTGGTATGTGCGAGGAATCGCCTTGTTTGTCGCGTCGTCATTCAAGTGGATGGATTTTCCAAACTCAATCACGTACTGACCTGAGATATCGTAGCCACATTGCGCTAAGAAAAGAACTGTCCGATCCCCGCCATTGGTAAAGCTAGGGTCTAGCCCAGCCAAATTTACCGGATTCCCTTGCCAGTTTACTCTATTCAAAGAACCAGAAGATGTTAATTCGTTCTCCGTGTAAATTCCTGTGGTCTCATCACTATCAAAAAACACAGCTCTTACCATTCGCATATAGCCCCTACTCTCAACACCCAACAGTGCCTTGTCCTCGTCAAGTTTTTCTTGGGTTGGGAGCCAAGGATAGATAACTTCTCCCGCTACAATGTTTGGGGATTTCTCACCGTCTAAGCGAATATATTTCCCATTCCATTTTGTCTCCCAAGCATCCTCTGTGTTCGTGTCTACACTATCCCACCCGCTTTTTGGCGTAGCCCATATCCCAAAGGCATCGAATCTGGAGTTGGGGTTACTCATCCCAATCATTTGAAATGACGGGTTCTTCGACAAGTTAGTTAGTCCGGCATTCAAAATTGCTTCCGACAATTCTGACAGCTCATCACCAATGAGGATCACTCGCTTCTGTTTGATCCCGATAAACTTACCTACCGCTTCTTTAGTCTTGCTCTTCTCTGCCGAGATCAGAGAAAGTCCTGCTCGCTCAATTAAAATTCCTTTCTCATTAACGTAGGAAGCATTTCCGATTGAATCCCGAATCTTGATTGGTGCATCGTCAATCACGGACAGGAGAGACATTACACTCCCCCAGATACGCTTACGGGCTTCACGAAGCGTGGTTGAAGTCATAAGAATTAGCGTGTCTTGAGGCTTCGATAACCAATTCACTATCCCCCAAGCTGCCATAGTGTGACTCTTTCCTGATGAAGCTGACCCACCCACAGCCAAATATTTATTCTCTAATGCCGCACGGATCATGAGGCTTGCCCAAGGGTGGCGGACCATTAACTTTTCTGGAAGCTCGTCATTATTCCAAAGCTCATCGCACACCCGCCAGAAATAATATTCTCTCGCAGTCACTACTTCATGGTTGGCAAACCCATACAAAAGGGCTGTGAGTAAACTAGTTGGGGGGATTTTAAACCCACCTACGTCCATCTTTTTTGTTTTAGGGTCGATTCTTGGTTCGAGTAACTGCTTGCTCCTTTGTTCTTTTGAAGACATAATTGTTAAAAACAATAGAACAGAAAAAAATGGGTATCAATTCCAAACAAGAAATTAAAGACCGCGCCTTCCACCTATACAATTTAGATTGGAAAACAAGTTCTATCGCCAAAGAGTTGGGGGTCCATGTGGGGACGGTGCGAAGATGGTTTAAAAAGAAAGGAATACCAGCCAGAAAAAACGGGTTAGCTATGGCGATTAAGACAGAAGATATCGACAAAGAGGAAAAACCTGTCGATTATTTAGCTGATAAGATCGAGCAGAATTTAGAGAACATGACAGACGAAGCGGTTCTCAGAGCAAAGCATGATGCTCGCTTGGAAGAAGATGAAACAATGATGGAGATTGCAGAAAGCCAAAGTAGTCCTGCTCAAAAGTATCAACACTACATTGCCGCAGCCGGAATTAAACTTCTGCGGGACAACATGAATAACTTAAAAGGCCCGAAGAATGTCCGCGAACTTTCTGAATTGGATCAGCTTATCCGAAGGAACTTAGGTCTTAATTCTAAGACGGGTGGGGGAGCTTCAAGTAAGATGCAGATTGACATATCCATTCTAAATAATAGGAAAACGGATAGGGGGGAGGGATCTGTAATAGATATTGAATCCAATGAAAAATAATTTTGAAAACTTCTCTTGGGACTACGACCCTAAAAAAGACCCTTACCATAAAAGGTCTTTCTCTTCGGAGAAACGCCGTCGGGTCCGCACGGGAGGGGGCGACATAGAGACTGATTTTTCAGTAGTAATATTTTTTGAACAGCTTGAAGAGGCACTAGTTGGAATTGTTGAATTAGCGACTGGACCTCCAATAGCTTGTTATAGTAGTTCTATTGCAAGAACTTTACTGCAGGAAGAGCATGGGCTAACCGAAGCTTACGCCAAGTTTGCCCTGACTAAACTTATTGCTACGGACTTAGGACCGAATGCGCCCTGTTTTTTAGACACTAGTATCATAGAAAAGTAATGACCCTATTCAGAAATAAAGAGCTTATTAACAACCCCAAGGTAATCATCAGAAGAGAGGATTATCCGAAGAATGACTTTTACTTTATTACAAAGGAATTAGCGGGACCATTCTATAGAGTCAACCCCTCGAACGCCAAAGAAGTTTTCTTTTTACAAGCCCTACCAAAAAACGTATTTGTTTTCGCTCCTGCGGAAGGGAACGGGCTAATAATTACTTTAAATTTGTTTTGATAATCGGGATTGATAATGGACTAGATGGGGGTCTCTGTGCTGTGTCTAAGTTTGATGGCTCTATCATAGACAAGATTGCGATGCCGACAAAGTGGGTGGCTAAAAAACGAGAGGTAGATACTCGCGCCGTTAAAGAATGGGTTACCGCCCTCAACACTCCTTTCACAATTGCTATTGAAGAACCCCTAGCCCATGCCAAGAGTTCTCAAGCAGTAAGATCTATGGCCCTTTCTTTTGGGAAAATTGTGGGGATGGCAGAAACCAACGACTACGATGTGCAAAGGATTTCGGTTCACAAATGGCAAAAGACCATGCTCGGCTTTAGACCTAAAGGGATGACTAAGCAAGTTGCGCTCGCTAAAGCGGAACATCTAGCCCCTATAGAGTGCTGGTTAAAGAACAAGAGATGCCGCAAAGCCCACGATGGGATGGTTGATGCGTTCCTTGTCGCCCTTTATTACAGGGGGATACAAAAAAATTGAAAAAACTTATTGACCAAATTTCGGGGCTACCACAGAGTCCGTCTGATGAAAACGCCAGACCACGCTGATAGAGGACACGCCGAGTTCTCACCCTCTTCCCTAAAATACTGCGCCGGATGTGCAGGGTATAACGGTCGCGAAGGAACCAATCCTGCCGCCGAGATGGGAACTCGTATTCACGAAGCCCTTGAAATTTTAGACCCATCTAATCTTCAGAGTGAGCAGGAGATTTCAATCTACGAGGAGATCATTGCTGACCAGACTGAATATTTAAAGAACTACGAAGACAGAGAACTAACTGAAACACACTCAGAAATCCTCCTAGACATAGAACTAAAAGGAACGTCAACTTTTGGAACTTGTGACCACCTCTCAATATACGGGAAAAAGGAAGGGGTGTTAATAGACTACAAGACGGGGATCAGTGTTATTGAGACCCCCCGAGATAACTACCAAGCTCGTGCTTATACGGTAGGGTGCTTCCAAAGATTCCCTGAGTTGGAAGAAATTACATTTGTATTCTTCATCCCACAACGGAATGAAATTTTATCCGACACTTTTAAGAGGAGCGAACTTGAAGATCTTATCGACGACCTCTCCTCGGTGATTCTAGAAGCGGAACGAGTTCGACCTAAATGGGAAGGGGGGACTCCTAGTCTAGGAGAATTGACTCCTACAGTGAACTGCCGCTTCTGTAAGTTTGAGGATATTTGTCCCGCACTAGGTGGGCTGGTGGTGGAAGTCGCTAAGAAGATAAATCCCCAACTACCTGACGTTGACTTAGACTCGACTGAAGACCCCGAAGTTTTAGAACAGTTGTGGGCAATACAAAAAATCGTTACCTATTGGGCAGACGGTTTCAAAAAGAGATGTATTAAGCTCGCTCAAGACGGTCTTGAGTTCCCTAACCTCCGCCTTAAAAAGATGTCGGGGAGGCGGAACATAACTAATCAAAAAATCTTTATGCAAATTGCAAAGGATTTTGGGATGGACAGTGATAAAGTCTTAGAACAAGTTTCCATCCCCCTCGCCAAAATTGCCAAAAGCATTGGGGAAACAGCGGAAAAAGGTCAGAAGAAAACCAAAGCAGAGTCCTTTATTACGACCTGCCAGTCCCATTCGATCATCGAAGAATCATCCTCAAGACATACTTTGTCGTGAGGGAAAACAAAAAAAAGAAACCATAAACTAGAAAAAAAATGAGAAAAAAAGATGAATTAGCACCTGAGCCTGTCAACGCATTGTCTACAGGAGCACTGCCAGATACTATTGACGCATCAGACATTGATATCCCCCGCATCAACGTGGTGCAAAAAACCAGCGACATTACTTGTCGCGATGGTGAACCCGCTCCTTATGGGTCACTCGTCCTAGACAAATCCGTTGTATTGGCTCAACCAGAAACTCCAATCAAGGTTATCCCTTTGATTGCAACAAAACAATGGCGTGAGGATATCCCTTATGACTCTGATGATGTTCCACGCATTGCGGGATCTGAAGCAGAAAAGAATCAACTAGCTTTGGATAGTGAGTATAACCTCATTGAATTCGCTGAGATTACTTTCCTGTTTGAGGGTAATGATGACGTTGAGGTTTTCCCCCTCCCTCTCGGGAAGAAGAACTACGCTATGGGTCGGATCAACGTAGCGAAGGATGCCTATAGGCAGACCTTTAAAAGGTTGGCTACGTTTGCTGTCTTCAACAAGAATACTCCGATTCACACTAGACTGTGGAATCTTACTTCTTCTGCCATCACTAGGGGTAAATATTCATGGTTCGCTCCCTCTCTGACAATCACGCAAAGTGAGACAAGTGAGGAAGTCGTGTCATTTGTGGAAGGCTTTATGAATCAGTAATATGACTACTAATATGACTACTAATATTACGCCACAAGAAGTGTTTGAGGTTGAAATCGGGGCAATGAAGAAAAGCCTTGTTGATCTGGAATCAGTTCGGAATACCACAGAAAGAGCAATCATCGCAAATAGACTGCTCTTGGGTGGTCTTGAACAGAACTTGCAGGACATCCACAAGGAAACTAAATTGTTACTTGAGTAAAAAGATTGGGTAATGCGGCGGCGTTGTTACTTACGCTGGTTAATCATCCACCTTTGGGTAACCGCATAAAAGCCCGAGAAATACCCCGATCCCTTTTTAGTCGATTTTAGGGGGGTCGGGGTAACTTTATATTATGAATACTTTCGCAATAGATTACGAAACTTATTATGACAAGGAATGCTCCATAAGAACTCTAGGAGTTTTGGGGTATTTCAGCCACCCCAACTTCGATGCTTACATGGTGTCTGTAGTTGGGACAGAGGGGACAAATTTTGTTGGTCACCCCAAAGACTTTGATTGGAGTTTGCTGGACGGTAATATTGTCCTATCACACAATGCCTCCTTCGATGAAACCTTGTTCCTGTATGGGGTATCCCGCAACTGGTGGGCTAACTGTGAACCAGCCGAGTGGCACTGCACTGCCGATCTTGCCGCATATTGCAAGTTACCCAGATCACTTAAAGGGTCCACGGCTAAACTATTTAATATTACGGTAGATAAATCTACACGAGATAATATGTCTGGTAAGCGGTGGGAGGATATGCCCCCCGATTTCCAGAAAGAAGTTAGTGAATACGCTCTCAAAGACAGTGAGTTATGTCTCAAGTTATGGGAGTCCCTCAAAGAGTATTGGCCCCAGTTTGAGCGAGACATCAGCCGAGTAAATAGAAGAATAGTTCAGCGGGGTATCCCAATTGACACAGATCTTTTAAAGACTCAGTTAGAGACAATCAACAAAGCTTTATTTGAAGCGGAACAGAACATCCCGTGGTTAGATGAGAAACCCCTTTTGAGCAAAGCCGCTTTCGATCATCAATGTTTATTACTAGGTCTTACCCCACCACACAGTCTTGCAGAAGCGGACGAAGATTCTAAAAAATGGGTTAAAGAGCACAGTAACGAACACAAATGGATCGGAGCCGTTAAGAGCTGGCGAAGGATTAACTCGATTAAAAAGAAGTTAGAAAGCTTTGATTATGCCACCATGCCAGATGGTAGATACTACGGGGGGTGCATGTATTTTGGCGCTCACACAGGGAGATTCAGTGGGTCTGGGGGGAACTTAAACCTTCAGAATTTACCCCGAGAGGGAATGTTTGGTGTCAACTTGAGGCATTTGATTTGCCCCCAACCCGACAAAAAATTAATCGTGGTAGACCTTTCTCAGATTGAAGTCCGAACACTGTGCTGGTTAGCTAAAGATCGCGCAATGATGGAGGAGATTAAAAACACAGCCGATATCTATGAAGCGTTCGCCATTAGATTTGGGATGTGGGATGAAGAAAAAGGTATCCTCAAAAAAGAAGACCCCGAAAAACGTCACGCCGTAAAAACAATGGTGTTGGGGTGTGGTTATGGGGCGGGAGCTAAACGATTTTCGAGTATGTCTTCAATTAGCGAAGAGGAAGCTCAAAAAAGAGTGGACACTTATCGGCACAAGATGAGGAAAATAACAGCTCTTTGGTATGAATATAGCGAGGACATCAAAGGTTCAGTAAGTGTTACCGGAGGATATGATGAAGAGGGTAGAAGGCTACACTCTAGATTCACAGTTGACCTCCCTAGTGGGAGGATTCTGGACTACGGAACACTACAAACAGGTGGAGACCCTAGTAATATTCAATATACAGCGAAAGTTCCTAGACACGGTAAATATGTTCCCATAAGACTATGGGGTGGGTTAGTAGCCGAGAACGCTTCTCAAGCATTAGCACGAGATATATTTTCCGATATGCTGCTGAGAGTTGAGAAAGCGGGATACAAAATTGTTATGCACGTACACGATGAGGTGGTTGTTGAAGCTGACGCTGATGAAGCGGAGGAAGTGTTACATAATGTAATCAAAATTATGTCGGAACCCCCAACGTGGATTCCAGATATCCCCGTAGCTGCCGAAGGATCAATACAAACCAGATATGAAAAATGAAAATTAAATACCTTAAGAACTTAAAATCGAAAGCTGCTTTAATAACAGCAAGTGATCCCACAGAGATCGCGGTAAAACCAATCCCCCCATTTAAATCTAAAGCTTTATATCGGGAGTGGTGTGCTAAGAGTGATACCGAACATGCCTTCTTAACGGGCTTTGAAGGTATTAACCCTAACGCAAGAATCGAAGGAGAGAACAAGATATGTAAGATTAATTCAATCCCAGCGGACTTCGACGCACCCCCCGATTGGCCTAATGTAAAAGACATCATCAGAGCAAAATGCCCCAAAGCTTTACCAGCTTGGTATTGCCGGACATACAGTGGCTACATCAGGTTGTTCTTTGAATTCGAGGAGACTCTTTCTATCCACCACACTTTGGTAGCTGGGTTCTTTAAGTATCTTAAACAAGCCCTCCAGTATCAAAAAATCTTTGCTGGTTACGATAGGAAGTCTGAGGCTCCCTCCCAGTTAATGGAGATTGGAACAGACTGGGTAAACATGGGGGGTAAGATTCCTAGCTGTGTGGTTCAAACGGCTTTGTTTAAAGCGGCACAAGAAAAACCACCAGAGTCTAAAGATACCTCCATCCCAATTGAAATAATTTCCGAAGAGGTTGAGAAAAAATTCCCCAACAGATGGATCGGAGATTTTGAAGTGGGGTCACGAGGCCCATTGTTTTGGATCGATGATGGCATCGACAGGGAGGGGTGTCAGGTGTTTGAAGATGGGATGATCGTGTATTCGGATCGGGATCTCGCTTGGAAAACATGGAGAGATATTTTCGGCCCTGATTTTGTCAAAGACTTTGAAGAACAGAAAATGGGGGATCTCCTCGATGAGTATTGGTTCAACGGCAGACAATTTTTTAAACAGCTTGGTGGGACGGCTAAAACGATTCCCCGAGATCAATTAGTCTTGGAGCTTCGTCAGAGAGGCTTTAAAGGGGGGAGACCAAAAAAGGGGGAGAACATATCAGAAGTTGAAGCGGCTGTTGTCCTGATTAGTAATACAAATAGGATAGATGAAATAGCTCCTGTTGTGTTCCGGCGGAACGAAAGGATTGTATCTTACAACGGTTTACAGATCCTTAACTCAGCAACGGTGCGCCCTATAGAACCCGCTTCGGATGGGGATGTAAGTAATTGGCCTTTTTTGAACAAATTTTTTGATCAGTTCTTTGAGGACTCGTCAAGTATACGGAGTAAGTATTATTTCTTGGGGTGGCTTCAAAGATACTACAAAGCATTTTACCGCAACAAAGAAGATCAGGGGCAAGCTTGTATTCTGGTTGGTCCGGCTAAGAGGGGTAAAACCCTTTTGTCGAACAAGATAGTAGCAGCCTTAGTTGGGGGGTTTGCTGATGCGAGTGACTACCTATCAGGAGGAACAAAATTCAATAAAGACTTAGGGCGAGCAGCTTGTTGGGTCATCGACGACACAGTCAGTGCAGCGTCTTTCCAAGATCAACGCAAAGCGACAGAGCTAATTAAGCGGGGTGTAGCTAACCCAAGAATTGAATTCATGGCAAAATATTCGGATGCCGTCACCCTCCCGTGGGCGGGTAGAATCATAGTAAGTCTTAACGACGACCCCAACTCGATGAGTGTCCTACCCACAATGGACTCCAGCAACAAAGATAAACTTATGGCGTTCAGAATTCGTAAGGAACCCTTTATATTCCCAAAGAAAGAAGAACTAGAAGCTACTATCACACAAGAATTACCACACTTCGCGAAGTGGCTGATGGATTGGAAACCACCAGAAGAGATATTAGACGACGATAGATTTGGTATTAAGGGCTTTATCGACCGAAGTATTTCTTACGCAGCGTTTGATAACTCAAGCAGATCTCAAGTGTCTGAACTAGTTGATTTCTTTTCAAAAGCTTGTAGGCAACAAAATGAAAAGATGGCTTCGTGGCGGGGGACAATACTAGAACTCCAAGTCGCGTTACATTCCTACAATGGGGGGCGACCGTTAGGAGCTTCTAATAAGATAGACTTCATAAGGAACGGGTTGTCACACTTAGAAGATGTGGGACGAAATAGTAAAACTACTAGGCCCATAAAATCCGTAGGTAAAGGAAGTGGTAAGGTCTGGGTGATCAATGTTACCGCACCTTTCGATATTGATTACGAAGAGATTACTTCAGAGAACCAGCCTTTCTGAGAGACTCGATTGGTAAATGATACCCATCAACTTTGTAAACAAAGCCGAATTCATCCGGTTCGCCACGCAGTTTATAGTCGGCTTTCCTCTGTATAGAGAGGGCTGTAGCCCAACCAAGGAGCCAAGCTTTCTGAAAATCTTTGCGGACACGGACGAAGAAGTATGCTTTAGCGGGTAACTTTTTTCCTTCGGGACAATTAACAGAAGCTGTGTAGTGGGGTAGGGGAACCCCAGCACAGCTTTTTGATTTTATATCTATCGTCCGATTACCGAGAACGTAATCGTGTTTAAAAGATTCACCCCCCTCATAAATAGCTTTGGGGTATAAACATTCAAACGCGACCTCACCCAAAAACCCAGTCATCCGACCCTCGCCCCGAGTAAAAGAATTAGGGAGAATTCCTAGCTTTTCGCTCCGCTCAAAAGCTTCTTTGACATGATCGCTCGTAGGACTAAAAACCAACATACCGTTGGATCTTTTGAAATGTTTTGGTAATTTTTTTCTACTCATACTTCCCTAATCGTTTCAACAAACGCTCGTAGGCGGGGAAGAAAACTTCATCCATACACCGCACCACAGCTTCCTGTTCAAAGGTCTCACAAAACCCAACTCCTGATATGCACAAAGAGGCTTCCATAAGCTCATGCCTCAAAGTGCTAAGTAACACCTCACCCGTTAGGTCTTTATCTAGAATAATTACTTTCCGGTCGTGGCTGTAGTATCCAAACAACCCGCCCTCGCTTAAGTCTTCTCTTAAGATTTTAACTACTTGGCCAGCTACACGAACAGTTTTTGGCAATCTCATCAGGCGAAAAAGTTATCCATCCCTTCGGCGTACATCTTCCCCAACTTAGATAGGTCCGACATAACTAACGCTATATCTTCTGGGTTAGATCCAAAGAAGGGTTCTGCAATACACGCAGCTACAGGAGTCTTCCGCAAAAACAAAGATCCCCGATCTCCACGAGACCTCGGTTTAACCCCACGAGATTTGAGGGTAGGGTAATACTTAGTCATTGATTCTTTTAAACCCGTAGCGAGCCGGATTCCCCCGTTACTCCCCTGCCAATGCAACCACTCATGCCCTGTGGCCTTCGGCCCAGCCGAATTAAAGTGGAGTTCTACACATGCGTCCACACCATCCTCACGCATTTTGCGAGCGGCGTAGTTCATAGCCCCCAGATAACTAGACGCTTTGTAGTCATCGTATATTTTGTAAGGGACTTTTAAGTGGGCGGTAATAAAAGGTATGAGGTCAGAGTTAAATGTGTGCTCACTGACACGGGATTCCCCAACGGTATACGCCCCGTTATCCCCTTTCCTAGAATGACCTATCGCGATCCCAATCATTTCCTCTTTAACATTTTGTATATAGTTATAACAGCGACCGCGATACCCCCAGCAAGGGACAGGATTCGGAGCCAGTATTCTAGCTGATCTTGGTAGGATAAAATAACTCCTATCGTCGGTGACACGGCCCCTACAATGGGTCTGATTAAACTGTCTTTCATTACTTCGTGCCTAAAATAATTGCTCTGCGGTAGCTGTAATCACTGTGGAATTTGTGGTCTTCTCGACCAACCAAAATGCCCTCACAAAACGGGTATGATTCTCCTTCTATTAGAGTAATCGTGGGTGGGTCATACAGTGCGCTTGAGTTCGCGGTGGTGTCGTTTTGCAATGCGCTCAAGCCGCAGCTTTGCAGCAGGGCTACCATCGGCAGCAAGATCATCGATTTCATCTTCCATGTCATAAACAAATCGGCGGTGTTTCAGTTTTATGTAAAATACGTAGGCTTGTAGTGCCGCAATAATTACTTTTAGCATTTTATTTTTTCGCCTTACCAATGTTTAGCGCAGCCCATTCAAGGATGACATATAGCTTATACACAAACTTATCGTCTTTTGGTGTGGGAGTCAGGGCGCAAATTGCGGAGGCAGCAGCCACGATAGCCGTGGCGATTGAAATAAGGCTTTCTTTGTTTTCTAGGATGTAATTAATCATGGGTTATAGTAGGTTGGGTATTCTTGATCCTGATCCAGTTGGATCAAAGTTAACTGCGGGTTTAGCTGACCCTCGGTAAGCGTCTAGCTCTTCTTCTAAAAGTTGTTTGCAGACACCCCAATGGTAGGTGGCTCGTTCCAAATCAGCATTGTCTTCTGCTACAGTTCCCAACAAACCGTGTTTGATTGCGTTGAGGTTACTGGGTCTGATTACATCAAAGCTATTAATAAGGTTTTTGAAACTCCTCTTAACTAATACTCTGATTGTTTTCTTGGTGGTGTTGGTAATGTCGTTCCCCAACCTATATCTTCGGAAGCTATTAACTTTGTTAGCTTCTTGAACTGTCCCCAACTCCAATGTACCTGATGAATTATTAACCTCTACCGCCGTGATTTTTACAGGGCTAGTTAAGGATGAATCTCCATTGCGTATCTCAGTAATCGAAGTGAACTGCACCGACCCCGAAGTAATATTGTTGGAAGCTGTATCTAGATTTGGGGAATATGTCTGCAAAGCAGGAGTGGTGGCGTTATTTAGTCCCGTGATCGTAATAAAGTTAGTCGAAGTTCGGGGTATCTCAGTTGCGGGAGAGATTGGGCTTACAGTGATGGTGTAGCCTTTAGAGGCTTCAAGCTCGTTTACTGTTGGCGCAAACCCATCATCAACCAAACCGAAGCCGTGGAGAGTAGAACCATCTCTATTTCTCCCAGTAATTCTATAGTCATGGAATTGTGCTTTTGCCCTGACAGGGTCGTTGTCTATCAAGGCAGATACGATTGCCTCGGCATCATCTGGTAACGTGAAATTCCCATCTGTAGTTGATATAGTGGTTTCATATAGGAGATCACGCCACATGCCCATCGCATACAAACGGGGCAAGACTAGATTGAGTTCCTGCGTAAACGAGGAACCAACCGATTTAAACTTTGACAGGGCATCTTCGACACCCGCTACAGTAAGGGTAGCCATCCCCTACTTTAATGTAAAAAGGACTAATAGTCAAGGTGTGGGCCTATATACCCTATTCTTCTGGACACAGGTTAGTTGTAGGGCATTTAACTACCTTAACGGGGTCACTGGCACTATTTGAAGAAGGAGATTCTAAGACAGTCTTATGCAATGTGCCTGTGGGGGCGTAGACTTCTGTAGTTACGGCTCCCGTAATAACGGGTGTAGTAGTGCTCCCTACCGTAGCTACTACTGAGGTAGTATTCAGACTAGCAACGACAGATACGGGTGTAGTAGATGCAACCACACTTACGTCTGTAGTAGAA